ATTTCATGTCTGCGACCAATTCATATGGTTCGACATCCGACGCACGACTTAAAGAACACATTGTTGATAGCGGCAGTCAGTGGAACGATATTAAAGCGATGCGTGTCCGCAAATACTCCTACATTGCCGATAAAACCTCTGGCCCGACTCAAATAGGTGTCATCGCCCAAGAACTTGAATCGGCAGGTATGGATAAGCTGGTGAAAACACACTTGGAGTTTAATCCGGCGGATGATGGCGGCGATGATGTTCCTGTTTTAGATTCCAGCGGAAAGCAAAAATCACACAAAAGCGTGAAGTATTCCGTTATCCACATGAAAGCTCTAAAGGCACTTCAGGAAGCAATGGAGCGGATTGAGGCATTAGAGGCTAAAGTGGCTAGTTTAGGTGGATAATATGGAACAAACAGAAGAAAAAATTTATGACGTAACGGCTAAACTAGAAGCTCATGTTGCACGTTGTGAGGAGCGAGATAAGACAATATTTAACCGATTGGATAATATCGAACGAAATATAAGGCAACACACCTTTGCATTATTGGCTGGCATGGGGGGTGTAGTTGTTACTTTGTTATTGAGGTTGCATTAATGACTCCAAAAAAACTAGATCCTGAGTCTATATACGCTAAATATGATGTTGACCATGATGGTACTGTGAGCGATGAAGAAATAAAGCGACATCAGGAATTGATTGAACTGGAGCTTCGCGAAGAAAAAAGTGAAGCCCAGAAGCAAATGGCTTGGGTAGCAATGGCTGCTATGATTATGGGAACTATTCTATTATTTACTCCGGTCATACCTGATTCTCGTGTTACTGCATTATCCGATTTGTTGGGGTTATTTTATATTGCCCTAGCTGGTGTGGTGGGAGCTTATATGGGTGTGTCAGCTTGGATGAGTAGAAAATGAGTTGTGAAATATCTAGCGTAGCGCAAATACGGAAGGCTTACCTACAGCGTCCTGTAGAGGATGTCCGTAGAGAACCTGAACAGGTAGAGCAAAAAAAGGAAGTTGAACAGGTTCAAAAGAACAACCGTATAGATAGGCTTGTCTAGGAGGGGGAATGTTAAATTTTTTAGCACCAATAGCCAAAATAGCCGGAAGTTTGGTAGAAGGGCAGGTAGAGAAATCAAAAGCCAAAGCCAAAGCTAAAGTAGCAAGGGCTGAAGCGGAAGCGGAAGTTTTGCGGGTTTCTGCTACACACGAAGCTGGCTGGGAAAAGATTATGGCGGAAGCCAGTCGGGATAGCTGGAAAGACGAAGCGTGGACTATTTTGTTCATAGCCATCATTGCAGCCTCATTCATTCCGTGGTGTAGACCCTATATTGCTGAAGGTTTTGCAGCATTGGAGATAGCGCCGGATTGGTTCACTTACGCTATGTATGCGTCTATAGCCGCCTCTTTTGGTATTCGTGGTATTAAAGGGTTTAGGAAGTAATGCAGGATAATTTTATAAAAAGTCTGGACACTGTATTAGAGCATGAAGGTGGGTATGTGGATCACCCTGAAGATCCGGGTGGGCGTACTAATATGGGGATTACCCAAGCGGTATATGAAAAGTATTTAGGGCGTGATGTTACTGAAGAAGAAATGAGGAATATGAAAATAGGCGATGTGCGCCTCATCTATAGAGCAAATTACTGGGATAAGGTGAAAGGTGATGAGTTGCCTTCGGGGGTTGATTTTTGTGTATTTGACTGGGCGGTTAACTCAGGAGTATCCAGAGCGGGTAAGGCTTTACAGAGGGTTGTGGGGGCTACAAGTGATGGAGTAATTGGCCCTAATACACTAAAAGCGGTCTACAATGTAGATCCGCAAACCATTATTACTAAATTAACAGATGAGCGTGAGGCGTTTTATAAAAGATTATCTACTTTTAATACTTTTGGTAGAGGGTGGCTAAATAGAAACAAGAAAACTTGTGAGGTTTCTTTGGATTTAACTACTTCTGGGATGGAAGGTGTAGCGTAATGGCTCTACGGAAACTAACTTTTAAGTCGGGAATTAACAGGGATATTACTGATTATGCCCAAGAAGGGGGCTGGTATGCCTGTAATAAGGTTCGATTTTTTAAAGGGTTCCCTAAAAAAATAGGGGGATGGACAAAACATACTGTTACAAAATTCAATGGTATATGTCGCAGTTTGTTTTCTTTTTCTGGTTTATTGGGAGTTAAGTACCTTGCGCTAGGTACATCTGAAAAAGTATTACTTAATGGTGGGGGTACTAGCTATAACATTACACCTATACGAGCGACTGCGGGGGCTGGAGGTATCGTATTTGCTGCAACAAATGGGTCTTCTACTATTACTGCGACAGATGCAAGCCATGGTGCTTTAGTTGGGGATTGGGTTACTTTTAGTGGTGCGGTTACTCTAGGTGGGGTTATCACAGCGGCTGTTTTAAATAAAGAATACAAGATTGATACTGTACCAACTGACGGTACTTTTACTTTTACCGCACTAGATGCTAATGGAGATGCTATTGCAGCTAATAGTAGTGATAGTGGAAATGGGGGCGGAAGTTCTAATGCAAGTTATCAGATAGCGATTGGTAATGACACTAATGCCCAAGGTGTTGGTTGGGGTGCAGGAACATGGAATACCGCAGGTGCTACGGTAACTTTACCAAGTGGTACAACCAGAGATGGTGGTTGGAATGAACCAAGATCGGGGGCAGGGATATTTAACCCTATGCGGTTAATTTATTTTACTCGTTATCAGGATGACCTGCTGTTCAATATACGTTATGGAGAAATATATCGTTGGGTTTGGCAATCTACACCATCTACAGCCGCAGCTTTACTAAGTGCTTCTCCTTCTTCAGGAACAGAAGTTCCTAATGAAGTTACTCAGGTTATGATTGCACAGGATAATCAAAGCAACATTATTATCGCATTAGGGTGTACTCCGTATCCCGCATCAGGAACACCAGATAGAGATCCTTTATTAATACGGTGGTCTGATGTAAGTAATCCTTTTAACTTTACGCCTAGTGATTTAACTACTGCTGGGTCACTAACAGTTCAAAACGGCTCTCAGATACTGCGTGGTGTCCCAACTACCAGAGAAACACTCATTTTTACGGAGTCTTCACTTAGTTCGCTTAAATTTACCGGAACTTTTGATGTATTCAGGTTAGATGAGCTTAGTTCTAACACATCTCTGATTGGGCCTAACGCGGTAGCTACTGTAGATGGTGTGACGTATTGGATGGGGTTAAATAAATTCTATCGCTATGATGGGCGTATTAGTACGTTAGATTGTACTGTGCAGGAAGAAGTGTTTGAAAGTTATAACATAGACCAAGCAGACCAGATATTTGCTGCACTTAATTCGGAATATCATGAAGTATGGTGGTTTTACCCGACTGCGGGAGCAACCACTATTACGCATTATGTAGCGTATAACTATCTGGAAAACATATGGTTTTATGGGGATTGTGACGGTACAACTGAGGGAGATGCATCCTTTTCACGTACTGCATGGCAGGATACGGGGATTTATGCAAAACCATATGGTGCAGGTATAGATGAGAACATCTATCAGCATGAGACAGGTAATAATGCAGCTACAGATACATCTCCTCATGCAGCACTGGCCTCTTTCATTACGTCTGCACAGGTATCATATGATCAGGGAGATCGGTTTGTTTTAATGAATCGTGTGTTGCCGGATATAGATTTTAGATATTCTAATGCGACAACAGATATAACAGCCAGTACAGGGGGAGAAACGGTTACGCCAACGGTTAATTTTAGTGTGATTGCTAAGAAATTCCCCGGATCTGCTTCTTATACAACTAATGAGTCTGGTGAAACCCTTACTGATGCGGTTACTGCTGTTAACTCAGTGACAATAGGCCAATATACGCAACAGGCTCATATGAGGGCCAGAGGGCGTTCTTTAGGGTTTAAAATAGAATCGACGGCGAAGAATGTGGCTTGGGAACTTGGAGTCCCCAGAGCAGATTTTAGAACAGATGGGAGGAGAGGTTAGTGGCTTTTGAGCAATTTCGTTCCCCATCATTACCACTTGCGCCAGAAACGTATGAACAATCGTACTTTAATACGTTAGTAAGTAGTATAACCTCGTTTTTTACGATTATAGATTCTAAAGCAGCCATGAGTACCGATACGATGATAACGGGTACTTTTCAGCTACCTGTTGGCGCATTGACTTTGGCAAATGGCGCAAATAATAACATTGCGAGTCCCGGCAAAAGTTTTGTAAGAATAACGGGGCCAACGGGTGTTTTTAATATTACAGGTATTACAGCGCCTATAAAATCAGGCGATAACAACCCTGATGGGACAATTATTGTTCTTTATAATTCAACATCACAGAACATGACGATAACTAACGATAGCAGTAGTTCAACTGCGGCTAACAGGATATACACAAATACAGGGTCTGATGTAGCTACAACAGGCAGAGGATGCGTAACTTGTATATACTCTGTTACAGACAGCCGTTGGATAATGGTATCATCGCTAGCATAAGCAGGTAGGCAACTATGGCGACTTTGACAAATAAAAGAAGGCGAGAATTAGAAGCCCTTCGTATGAAGATGTTGCGGGGAGAGATACGAAGAATAGCTCGTAAACAGGGCAGGACGCTTTCTGAAGCTGAAGTTAACGAACAAGTAGTTAATTTTGAAGCCTTTCGTGAGAAAGTAAAAGAGCTAGAGAGTAGTGGGAGTTATAGGGCTAGAAATACATCTGTTGGGGGTAAAAAACCAACGTCAGCAAGTGGAGCGTACCAATTTGTAAAAGGCTCTGTTGATCCCGCATATAATCGACTAAAAAGATTAGTAGGAGAAATTCCTGAGTTTGAAGAGTTATTAAAGCATAAAGATGCTGCAAAAGCAGATCCTGTTTTGCAGGATATGTTGTTTACTGCGGATATCCTCCAGAAAAATATTCAAGATAAAACAGGTAAAAAGAAACCGGGAGAAGGGGATAGGCTTCTAGTGGGAGTGTTCGCAGGGAATCAACAAGCTGGTAGGGATCTATATCTTCGAGGGCATCATACCGATTTTACAAATCCCAATGTAATATCTTATGCAAATAAAGGATTTGGTGCTACAACAACCCCTTATATGGCAACACCTACCCAACAA